CGGAAGTACCGTCTCCTATATGTATCTTTATTGAGGCTATTCTTGCGTTTAACTCGTGAGATCTCTATCGAACATATCTTGTAAATTATTATCCAGATGGGTAAGCAACGCTAAAGTTGGGTTCAATGTATTAATTATGCAATCCAAACAAACAACCCCCGTGCCTTTTGCCTCAACAACGCCTTTTGTTCCAAAGACTATTCTTTGGACGAATATGTCTACTTGTCACACTTGTGATCACCGGCATTCTTCTATTGCCGCGTCCGTCCAACATCTTGCCAATTCTGGCTGTGATGGTTCGACGTTGTGCTATTGCAGCACTAAGATCACGAAGGCAAATGCCTCAGACCACATTCTCGTGTGTCGCTTCTTCGCACCAATAGGTTGCACGCTCTGTCCCGAACGTCTTTTTAAGACTCTTGAACGAGCTAACAATCATGCATGGAGTGCCCACGGCTCTGGTCGACACACTTTTGAACTTCAACCTACAGTTAAGTTCAAACTCTCAGCACAAGCTGGAACCCGCTTTGCACACATGCAATTTTCTCAGGTTCTGGAACGTACGCGCAATAACACACAGAAGCGTGCGATTCTAAAATCTTTGATCAAGGAGTCCAACTTCACAGCGACGAATTCTTATTTATTTCGTCTTTCTGCTGAGAATAAACACCGCACACTACCTTGTTTCACCAAGACTCAAGGTCGTCTCCGCGACTTCCAGCTCAAATGTGAGGACGGTGTTCTCACGGTTCGCATTAATCTTAATGATACCGATGCTGCTGAACTATGGGAATGTCTGCGTCCTGCAATTCTCTTGAAATCGCAAGGTCTTTTCTCCATTGATGTCAATCATGGTCTAGACCCTGCACTTGCCGCTGCTACACAGCAAATAACGGCACTTCTTGAGCGAATGGCGGTTGCTACCACCACCATCCAAGCGATCGTCTCTTTGACTTGTAAGCTTGTTGCGATTATTTCGTCCAAATTCAATCTTACAGTCGTTGCTGCTCTTACTCTCGACGCTCTTACTTCAATCGGCATTTCGGCTGAACTTGCAGCTACAGTTTGGGCTCGCATTAAGGACCATTTTCGCATTGTGCATCGTTTCTTTCGAGGCGAACTCTCTGCGCAAATTTCCGGCGATCCTATTGCTTCATTGACTACCGTCATCGCCATCTTTTGTGGCACTATGATGATGAAAAAGATTCCGCGTGAATCTGAGATTAATGACTGCATTACTGGAGTTACTAAACTTGGAGGACTCGTGCGTGGACTCACCTTTGCCTGGCAAGGACTAGAGAAACTCATTACTTTTGTGATGAAGCAAGTCTTTGAATGGCATACTGGCGTTCCTTCCGAGATTGAGACTCTTGAGACATTTATGTCCGGAATTTCCGTCTGGTTTACCCAGGTGCAGGACCTCGTTCGCCTCCATACAGCTGACAATATCGTTCGCTCTAGCGAGATGTGCTCTCATATTGAGAGTCTCTATCGTCAGGGCGCTCAATTTTCTGTCACTGCAGCTGAAACTAAAGTTGATAGGACTCTGCTTGCTCCGTTCAATCTCCATTGGGCAATTCTCAAGAACCTTTATGAAAAGGCCTGCTCTTCAGGCGCTTTCCGTGCTGGACCCCGAGTTGAACCCGTCGTGATCTACGTCTTTGGCAGTTCTGGTGTTGGTAAATCTGG